CGAAAATCAGGTTCGGAAGCGTCCAGCATTTCGTTTGCTACAACGGGGACAACGATTTTCATCCGACGCAAAAGCCGCTGCCATTGATGCAATGGCTTGTTGAAGGCGTGTCCGCGCGGGGCGAGACGGTCCTTGATCCCTTCATGGGCAGCGGCACAACGGGCGTTGCCGCCGTCAACATGGGTCGCCGGTTCATCGGCATCGAGATTGAGCCGAAATACTTCGACATCGCGCGCCAACGCATCAGTGACGCTCTCGCGCGCCCGGACCTTTTCGTGGAACGGCCAGCGCCGATTAAGCAGGCTGAACTGCAACTGAGCATTACAGGTAGTTAGCCATGGAGACACAAGATGTGGGGTCATTTTCCGCCTGTGTGTGTCAACCGGATAGGCATGCATCGTTGCGTATGCGTCTCGCGTCCCGCCGGCCTCGTCAGGGGCCGGCGGGCCTGTTGATCCTGATCGATCGCGCGAAGGCAACGCACATGTTTCTCTCCTCGCCGTTTCTCTCCTCGCTCGTCGTCTCGCTCGTGATCTTCCTCGCGCTCGGAATCGGCTGCGTGGTCGTCGCCGTCACGCTGGCGCCGCGCGGGCAGCAGTAGGGGAAACCGGATGGCGAGGGACATCACCGCATATGCGCCGCCGCGCTTTCGCGCCGAGGCGGAGGCGCAACTGGGGGCTTCCGCGCCGCTCTCCCAGGATCAATTGATGGAGCTCGAACGGCTCGCCTCGATCGGAGCGGCGATCGAGGACGAGCGCGCGGCCGAGAAGCCCGATCTCGAATACGTCGCCAACAGCGGCGCGAAGCTGCGCTACCGCGACATGAAGAAGCTCGCGACCGAATTGTGGGGCACCGAGCCGCCGAAATCCGCCGACGAGCTTGCCGACCGATTCGACAAGTGGTCGCAGGAGAACAAGTCGAAGGGGGCGGCGTGACCGATCTCGCCCTATACGACGCCGCCCGCGCCGCGCTCGCGGCGGCCGTGCGGGTCGACGAGGTCAGAGACGTGCTCGCCGGCGCGGCCGCCATCCGCGCCTATGCGCAGCAGGCCAAGGACCGCGAAATGGAAGCGAACGCCGTGGTGCTGCGCGAGCGCGCCGAGCGGCGCCTCGGCGAGATGCTGGTCGCCCAGCGGGACTCCGGCGGCCTCGCGCGCGGCGGCCGACCGGCAAAACCCGTTCCCGACGCGGAACAGGTTTCCATGCCCGAGATCACCCTCGCCGACATGGGGATCGATCGCAAGCTATCGAGCCGGGCACAGCGCAAGGCCGGCATCGCGTTGCAGGCGTTCGAGGCGATGGTCGAAGGCGTGCGCGACCGGATCATCGCCGGGCATGGCAGCGACACCCTCAAGGCCGTCACCACGGCCGACAAGCAGGCGCACCGCGCGGCCCGCGAACGCGCACTCGGCGCGATGCAATGCGCGCTGCCGGACAAGAAATACGGCGTGATCCTCGCCGACCCCGAATGGCGGTTCGAGCCGTGGTCGCGCGAAACCGGGCTCGATCGCGCGGCCGACAACCACTACCCGACGAGCTGCACCGAGGTCATCGCGGCGCGCGACGTGCCGGCAATCGCGGCGCGCGACTGCGTCCTATTTCTGTGGGCGACGGTGCCGATGCTGCCGCACGCCCTGCTCGTCATGGCGGCATGGGGCTTCGATTACCGTTCGCATTGTGTCTGGTCGAAGGTGCGGCCGACGGGCGAACCCGCGATCGGCACCGGCTACTGGTTCCGCAACTGCCACGAGATCCTGCTGGTCGGGGTGAGCGGAGACATCCCGGCGCCAGCGCCGGGCGAGCAGGAAATTTCATTGCTCGAAGCGGCGATCGGTACACACTCGGAAAAGCCCGAGGAGTTCTACCGGCTGATCGAGGACTACTTCCCGACGCTGCCCAAGATCGAGCTCAACGCGCGCCGCGCCCGGCCCGGCTGGGACGCATGGGGAAACGAAGCGCCCGCAACCGATCTCCACGAATCCGATGCCCAGGTGATCGCACCGAACGCCCCGCACGCCGTGCTCTCTCCTGAAACATCTTCCGTTCCCGATCCCGACGACATGGTGGAGATACCGAGATTCCTGCGGGGGAACGAAGGGGCGCGGGCATGATCGCCGCAACCCTCTTTTCCGGAATAGGCGCGCCCGAATGCGCGATGCCGCATTGGCGCTGGGCATGGTCGGCCGAGATCGAGAAGTTTCCATCCGCCGTGCTGGCGGCGCGTCACCCGCAATCGATCAACCTCGGAGACGTGACCGCGCATGACTTCGCAGACCGCGCCGCCGCAATCGCCCGGCCAGATGTCGTTGTTTTTGGCTCACCCTGCCAGTCCTACTCGATCGCCGGAAAGCGTCTCGGCCTGGATGACCCGCGCGGCAACTTGGCCCTCGTCGCCCTGGGAATTATTGCGCGACTTGAGCCCCGTTGGTTCGTGTTCGAGAACGTTCCCGGACTGCTTAGCTCTTTCTCAGGAGCCGAACACGCGGCAAGTGCGGTTCGAGAAGGTGCTTGCGGGCAATGTCGAGACGGTGAGGAAAGCCGTGATGTCGCCGCCTTCGTCTCCCGATTTCATGAACTCGGGTATAGTGGCGCATGGGCGAGCCTGGACTCGCAATACTTCGGCGTGGCGCAGCGGCGCGAGCGTGTCTTCGCTGTCGGACATCTTGGAGACTGGCGATATCCCGCCGCGGTACTTCTTGAGCCCGAAAGCCTGTGCGGGGATTCTCCGCCGCGCCGCCAAACGCGACAAGACGTTGCCGGCGCAATTGGAGCGGGCTCTCGCCGCAGTGGCGGGCGGCTCGGAAGGCGGAAGGCCGCCGCCGGGCACGTGATCCCGACGATGGAAGCGACAGCGGGTCGCTCAGGCGGTGCCGACACGCCGATCGGATCAATCGTCGCCAACACCCCGCGCGGCGAGGGCTTCGATGCGGGTGGCGATCCGTACGGCGCCATCATCCCGATCTGCGAGAGCGGCAAGCGCGCCAACGTCAAGGACAGCCCCAAGAACGGCATGGGCATCGGGCGCGAGGGCGACCCCATGTTCACCATCGGAGTCGACAGCCGGGATGCCGTAGCCATCGCGCCGACCCTGCAATCGAACGGCAAGGCCGCCGGTAGCGCCACCCAGCAGGATGCCGAGAACGGCATGCTGATCGCCTTCGACACCACGCAGATCACCAGCAAGGACAACCGCTGCCAGCCGCAGCCGGGCGCACCGTGCCATCCGCTCGCCTCGCAGGCGCATCCGCCGGCCATCGCGTTCCAATGCCACGGCAGCAACGTCGGCGAGATGGGCACGCTGCGCAAAGGCGATGGCGGGGTGACCAGCGGCGTTCCGTTCGTCGCCGAATGTGCCGACACCCTCACGGCGTTCTGGGAGCGATCGAAGGGCGCGAGCGCGGGCAACAATCACGGCGTCATCTATCCCTCTGCTGGCGTCCGCCGCCTCATGCCGGTCGAGTGCGAGCGCCTGCAAGCCTTCCCCGACGGCTACACCGCGATCACCTATCGGGGAAAGCCCGCAGCCGACGGCCCTCGCTACAAGTCGCTCGGCAATTCCATGTCGGTCACGGTGATCAGGTGGATTCTGCAGCGGATCAAATTCGTCGATGCGTTGTTGGAGGCACATCCGTGAACGTGAGGCTGCACGCACCCACGATCGAGCACATCCGCGGGCTCATCGCCGCCGAGCGCAAGGCGCTGCCGGTCGATTCAACCGACGTCGCGGTGCGCGGCGCAGCGGTGATCGCGCACGACGTGCTCGGCGCGATCGACATGATGCTGGGCGGGCTGATGGCGCCGGGGTGTGCGAGCTGCGAGGCGAAACGGAAGGGAGTGGCGGCATGAAGGCGATCTCGATGTGGCAGCCGTGGGCTTCGCTGTGGCTCACGCCGGCGAAGGTCCACGAGACGCGCGGCCGCGCGCTGCATCATCGCGGCTGGCTGCTGGTGCATGCGACCAAACATATCGAGCGCGAAGCCGACATCGATCAAGCGCTCGCGGTGATCTGTCGCGATCGTCTCGGGCAGGACTGGGAGGCCGCGGTCCCGCGCGGCGCGATCATCGGCGCCGTCCAGGTCGACGATTGCCACACCAGCGAGTTCCTGGTGCGGCAATGGTCTGACGGCGGAGGCCTCCGGATCGCGCACTGGGAGGACTACCAGTGCGGCAACTACGGCCCGCGCCGCTTCGGCATCCGCCGCGCGCCTAGCGTCAAAATATTTCCCGAGCCGATTCCGTATCGCGGCATGCAGGCCGTCCCGTTCGACGTACCCGACGACGTGGTGCGCCACGCGTTCGACCAGACAGCCCTGGCGGACGCCGCATGATCTCCGCATCCTCCGGCCTCCCCGCAGCAATCACCCGCGATGACGCGGTCTATCGCTTCGCGCCGATCCACGAAGCCGATGATTTCATCCGGCTCGGCTGGATGTCGACCCCGGCGCTTGCCGGAATCCATCACGGGCATTGGTCCGTGCTGATGATGTGGGTGTGCGGATGTGGGCGGCCGATGCGGGTGCCGAGGAGAGGGCCATCATGACCTTTGCGCCATCCGCGCCGGTGCGCCTGCGCCTCTCCCGCGCCAAGGGCTTCGACCTTCAGGTGCACTCGCTCCGGCTCAACGGCCTTGCGGCGATCAACTGCGCGCGGCCAGGCGGGCTCGGCAACCCGTTCGTCGTGGGCAAGCATGGCACCCGGGCCGAATGCGTCGACCTCCACCGCAAGCTGGTGGTCGGCGGCCTGTTCTGCATGTCGCTCGGCAAGGAATGCTCCGACGCGCAGCTCCGCCACGTCGGCGCCATCAAGGTGTTTGGGGGCCACATGCGCGGCAAGAACCTCGCTTGCTGGTGCGTCGGCGCGCCGTGCCATGTCGACACGCTCCTCGAGGTCGCGAACCAATGACCTTCACCCGCAACACCATCCGCACCATCGCCCGCAACGCCGGCCGTGTTCCGAAAGAGCAGATGGCGCGCGATCTCTCGCTTCCGGTGTCACTCATAGAACGGGTGGCGCGCGAGCAGGGGATAGATTTGCGCTTGCGGGTGGCGCCCCCGGATGCGCGCGATCTGCCGACCTTGACGGCCTACGACGTGCGCTTGCGCGGCCATCGTGAGCCCTCCGGCGAAGTGCGCCGCAGGGCGATCACGTTCTGGCTCACCCAGGGCGACTTCGAGGCGATCGAGATCCGCGCGGCCGAGCTCGGCGTGCGCCGCGCGCGCGTGATCACCCGAGCGATCGAGAACGCGATCCGCCGGGGCATGCTCGCCGACATCACCGTTCTGCCGGCGCCAATGGCAACCCACTCTGTACGCGAGGACACATGAGCGGCTTCTGGACCGAAAAACGCGAAGCCGCGCTGCTCGAACTCTGGCCCAAGATGAGCGGCGCCCAGATTGCGTCCGTGCTCGGCTCCGCCTGCACCCGCAGCATGGTGATAGCCAAGGCCAATCGTCTCGGACTCACGATCAGCAAGCAAGAACGGCTCCGCCGATGCGGCCATTCCGTGCGGAGCGAAGGATCGCCGTTGCCGCGTGATTGCGTGGTGGTGGAGACGGATGGGGCGAGGGGAGGGGCAACGGGCTGATGGCTCTGCACGAGCAATCCGTCGGAGCGACCGACGAATGGTACACGCCGCCGCACGTATTCGCGGCGCTCGGCCATTCGTTCGACATGGATGTTGCGAGCCCGGGGCGCTTGGTGACGCCGTGGATTCCGGCCGTGACGTTCCTGACGGCCAATGCGCTCAGCTTCGCGTGGGCCGGCTTCGTGTGGATGAACCCGCCTTTCGGCGCTCGCAACGGGCTTGTGCCGTGGCTCGAAAAGTTCTTTGCGCACCATAACGGTATCGCGCTCGTGCCCGAGCGCGCCTGTCTCAACGGCTGCGGCGTGGTGCGGATCACGGTGCATCCGCCGCAAGGATTCCCGTGGGTGGAATGGCGCACCGGAGATCCGGGGCAATCGCAGCAGCGCTGGAGCGGCACGCCGCCGTGCCGCCCAGTCGCGGCAAGTTCATCGAATCGGCCAACTCACACCGGCGGCAGCCCATGCGCCTGATACATGGCGAGCAGCCGGACCACGGTCGGCGGCACGTCCTGCCGACCCGCCGCGATGCGCTGCAGCGACGACAGCGAGATCCCGAGCATCGCCTCGGTGCGCTTGCTCGCCGGGCCGAGGTCCAGCGAGCGCAGTGCGGCGAGATACTGGCGGGTGGTCATGTGCTCCTGGAGCACGTCGGCGTGGGGAGGCATGATCTATCTCCACCTCACAACATCACGCTGCTCGTATGCGCGCATGGCGTCGGCCACTTGATCCATCTGGAGGGCCATCGTCGGATGGATCAAGGCGTCCTGCGTAGCCTCTATCATCCGGTTCAGCTCCGCTTCAGCGGCCCGGTATTGGGCCTCATTGGTTATCTCTGCTGCCATTGCTCACGCCCCCAGAATGGTGATACCGGTCTCGTCTCGCGGCAGAACAGTTGTCGTGCCGCTATCCCACGCCACGGCGATGTGGCCGGGCTCAACGATCCCAAACGGTTTGTCCGGGCTGACGATCCAGGCTCGGCCGCCCTCGCGATCGGGACCCTCGCCGGCCTCGATGCGCACCTGACCACTTCTCGAATTTTCGATCGCAACCTGCAGATCTATCAGATTTGCCATCTGCCTCTCCTATCTGGCTCAGTGGTGCACGGTCGGCTGATCGCGCGTGGTGCGCATCTGCGCAATGAGCGCGATCCGGCGGTTCTGCTGCGCACGCTTGATGGCGGCGATTGCCTTTGCGCGGGTCGGATATTCGCGCGAGCGCACGATCTGCGAGCCATCATGATTGTAGAAATTCACCTTGGTCATCTCTCTCTCCCATCAGTTCGCGCGGATGACGTACCCGCTGCCGTCGTCATGGAGGCGGAGCCCGCGCTTGCGCAGGGCGCTCTCGGCGTCGCTCCACGCGCGGTCATCGGTATCGTCGCTCTCGTCACGATATGGGACACGATCGCCGACCGCGGCCGTGGCGGCATCAAAATAGTCCTCCTGCAACTGCCGGTCGGCGCGTGCGGCTTGCATCTGGGCACCGTAGCTGTCTCGGCTCATCTCTCTCTCCCATCCGGGCGACCATCGCCCATGGACAGCATCATATGTCATGGTGGCGTATGTGTCAACATGACATGTTATCACGAAGTGTTGCAGATGCAGTATTCGCTGTCGTCGCGGGCGCCAGCCGTTGCGCGTGCTTGTACCCATGAGTCCCGCAATCCACAGGCGGGACGTCGGCGATGATCATCAAGCGCCGCGTCACCCGCCAGTTCGTCCAGATCGCCAACGAGGTGGTGCGCGACAAGCGCCTCTCCCTGGAGGCGCACGGCCTGCTGCACTACCTGCTGTCCATGCCGGACACCTGGGAGGTCAACCAGAGCCAGCTCGCGCGCTACTGGTCGATCGGACGCGACAAGTGCCGGCGCATCTTCGGCGAGCTGCGCGGCACCGGATGGGCGAGCCTCGAGCGGCTGCAGGCCGAGGACGGCTCGTTCATCGGCTCGCGCTGGATCATCGGCGACGAGTGTGCCGCCGAGGTCTCGCCCGAGGCGCTGGCGCAAGACGATACCGACTACGATACCGACGACGAGACGGTCGAGACAGGCCCAGAGGTCCCCGCTGCACCGGAAAGTCAGGCTCCGGCAGCGCGCGCCCAAGCCAGCGATGCGACCGACCATACGACTGAAAACCCGGCGGCCGGTGAATCCGGGCGACGGGAAACCCGGCCGACGGAAAACCCGTCGCTCCAAGAAAGAAAGACTCTCCAGAAAGAAATATTTCCTACAAACACCCAAGCTGAGTCGGTTGTGGAAGGGGCCGACGACGATGACGGCTCGCCGCCGCCAACCTGGGGCCAGGTGCTCGCCCGCTGGCCACGCGACAACGTCGTCAGCCCGTTCGCCTGCGAGCGGCTGTTCGCCAAGCTGGACGACCGGCACAAGCGCGGTTGCTACGACGGCATGCCGCCCTACCTCGCCGACTGCCGCGCCAAGGGGCAGAGCCGGCTATGCGACCTGCGCACCTTCATCGACGAGCGGCGCTGGGAGAAATTCGCAGGAAACGGCATTCGGGCGGGAGCAAGTCTCTACATCGTGCGCCGCGGCACGCCGCAGCAGATGCGCTGGCGGGAGTGGTTCGAGCGCAACGATCCGCACCGGGTCAAATCGTTCGACCGGATCATGGCGATGTCGGGCACCTACACGGCGCGATCGGAATGGCCGCCGCCGAAGGACACCGCCGCATGAGACTTGCGAGCGAAAAATCGAGCCACGGGAAAGGATCACACATGGCAGTGACGAGCGCGGCGAGGGAACTCGGGGAACTGGCTGCCGAGCAGGCGACCGAGCGCGCGCGGACATTCGATCGCACGCGCGGCGATGATCCCCGTTGGCATCTTGTCCAGTGCGCCGGCAAATCCGACGTCTACGTGCTCGAGTGGCTCAAGAAACTCGAGTTCGAGACCTACTACCCGCAGGTCCGCGAGATGAAGCCGGTCCCCAAGCGCAAGCTCACTCAGAGCCAGCGCAAGGCGGAGATGCGGATCATGCGTCCCCAGGTGGTGCCATTCCTGCCGCGCTATGTGTTCGTGCGCTTCGACCTGCGCCGCTCGGCCTGGCGCGACATCTTCGGCTTTGCCGGTGTCGTCGGCATGCACTGCAATGGCGACCTGCCGGCGCCGATCGCCGACGGGCTGATCGACGCCTTGCGCGGCAACGAGCTCGACGGCGCCATCCCGGGCAAGACCCCATCCCGGATGATTTTCCGCCTCGGCGAGCGCGTCCGCGTCATCGACGGCCCGTTCGCCTCGTTCTACGGGACGGTGGAAAGGCTCGCCAATGTTCCCATCGAGGAGATTGACCCGGACACGCGAATCAGAGTTGCTGTCGACATCTTCGGTCGCGCGACGCCTGTCGAACTTGAAGTCTCGCAAATCTCCAAGCTCTCGTAATCGCCACGCCAGCGTCACGCGTTCGTCACGGCCCCGCCACGCGGATGGCCGCGCATTCAAAAGCCCCGGCGGATCGCCCGCGGGGCTTTTGCCGTTCTATAGGGGGCCGCTCCGCCGGCTCCGCATGTAGGACTTGGCGTAATTGAGTCAGGAATGATTCCAAATGATTCCGGCAGTTGAGTCCCCCGCCGCAGCACCGGAGCGAACCCCGACCGGCCGCATCGCCAATACGCCGTTGCGCAATCCGCGCCACGAGTTGGCCGCGCACGCCTACGTGCAGGGCAAGACCGGCCGCGAGGCGGGCCTCGATGCCGGCTACAAGGACGGCCCCGGCCTCAAGGGCAACATGGCGCGCCTGCGCCAGACGCCGCAGATGTGCGAGCGCATCGCCGAGCTTGCGGTGCGCTCTGCCGAGCTCGCCGAGATCCACGACGGATGGCTGCTCGCCGACGTCAAGATGTTCGCCAAGGCGTCGTTTGCGCCGTTCTGCCGGCGTGACGCCGACGGCCGGATCGAGTTGCGCAACGGGCTGCCTGTCCTTGATTTCTCGCTCACCAGCGAGGAGCACTACCGCCTGATCGAGGAATTGAGCCATACCAAGTACGGACCCAAGCTCAAGCTGCACAAGCCGACCGAGGCGCTCGACAAGCTGATGCGCCATCGCGGGCTCATGCGCGACAAGGTGGCGCTGACCGATCCGAGCGGCGAGGCGCCGGCGCACTACGTGATCTCCGAGCGGCCGATGAGCGAGGACGAATGGGAGCGCAACCGCGCCGCTCCGGCGTGATGCAGGGTCATGAACGTCGCGGTTCGCGTCGCTGATCTGCTGGACTGCTCGTGGTCGCCGCAGGAAGGTCCGCAGGACGATCTCTGCTGCTGCCCGTTCCCGGAAGTGTTCTTCGGCGGGGCGCGCGGCGGCGGCAAGACGGACGGCGTGCTCGGCAAGTGGGCGTTGAAGGAGCGCCGCTACGGCCGTCACTTCAACGCGATCATGTTCCGCCGCACCGCGGTCTCGGCCGAGGACGCGATCGAGCGCTCGAAGGAAATCTACGGGCCCCTCGGCGGCAAGTTCCACGACCAGAAACTGCGTTGGCGCATGCCGAACGGCGGGCGGGTGAGCTTCCGCTATCTCGAAAGCGTCCAGGACGCGAACGAGTATCAGGGCCGCAATGTCACCGATGCCTGGGTCGAGGAGGCCGGGCAGTATCCGTCGCCGGTTCCTATCGACCGTCTGTTCGGCGTGCTGCGATCCTCGCACGGCGTGCCGATCCAGCTAATCCTCACCGCCAATCCGGGCGGCGCAGGCCAGCACTGGATCAGGCAGCGCTACGGGCTCCATCCGTTCCCGCTCAAGCCCAAGGTGCTTCGCCGTCGCCTGCCGACCGGCGATGAGCACAAGATCGCGGTCATCCCGTCGCGCATTACTGACAACCGGATTTTGCTCGAGGCCGACCCCGGGTACGTCTCGCGGCTTCACCTCGTCGGGTCGGAGCAACTGGTCAAAGCCTGGCTCGAGGGCGACTGGACCGCGATCGAGGGCGCGTTCTTCTCCGAGTGGTCGGAAGCGCTGCACGTCGTGCAGCCGTTCGTGATCCCGGAGACTTGGCTGCGCTTCCGCTCCGGCGACTGGGGCTCGATGTCACCGTTCTCGATCGGGTGGTGGGCGGTCGTCGGCGACGACATGCAGATTGGATCATCTGAGGCCAAGCGGACGCTGCCGCGCGGCGCGCTGGTGCGCTACCGCGAATGGTACGGCGCACAAGGTGGCAAGCTCACCGCCGAGCAGGTGGGCGAGGGCATCGTGGCGCGCGAGCGAGATGACCGGCAGAAGCTCACCTACGGGGTGCTCGACCCCTCGGCGTTCGCCGAGTCGGGCGGCCCGTCGATCGCCGAGCGCATGAATGCGGTTTTGCTCGCCGGCAAGCTCGCGGCGTTCCGGGAAGCGGACAATGCCCGCGTGACGCGGCAGAGCGGCGATGCCGCAAAAGCAGGCCCGATGGGCGGATGGGACCAGATGCGGTCGCGCCTGGTCGGCAAGAACGGCGTTCCGATGATCTACACCTTTGCGACCTGCCGGGATTCGATCCGCACGATTCCGGTGCTCCAGCACGATCAGACGCGGGCCGAGGATCTCGATACCGACGCCGAGGACCACGCCGCCGACGACTGGCGCTACGCTTGCATGTCGCGACCGTGGGTCAAAACGCCGCCGAAGGATAAGGGATTGATGCGCGATCCCTATCGCGAAACCGCCGACGAGCGCGGCATGGATTCCATGGTCACGCTCTGACACGACACGAGGAGAAACCGCCATGAGCGACCAGCCTGCGCCTGCCGTCGTGACCCCCGATCCGCCCCCGGCCGATCCTGCGCCGGCCGAGACCAAGAAAACCCCGGCCCAGGTCGCCGCGGAAGCGGAAGCGAACGAGCCGCGCGAGGACAAGATCAGGCGGCTGATCGAAGGCTACGAGCACGGTCTCGCCAGCAATGCGCCGCGCACGAGCGCGGAGCTGGCGGAATTGAAGGCGCTGTTGGAGGGCTGAGAGTCGTGTGGACGATGATCGGGGCTTGCGTGCTACAGGGCGCGTGCGCGATGCCTGCCGGGACCGAATACGCGACCCAAGCCGAATGCGTGGCTGCGGTCATCGTCCGAAAAATGGAGCATCCCGGGAACGTCTACGGCTGCGTGCCGATCAATCTGTCTCAAGATCAGATCACCGAAGCCGTACGGGAATTGCGAGACGGCGCCTCGCGGTGATGCGTCTCGTAACCTTCGCCATCGGCTTCGCCCTGATGGTCGCCTACTGCCCCGCCCTGTCCGGCGCCACCACGACGCTGCGCTGGGACATGGCCGCGCCGATCGCGCTCGCGATGTTCTTCGCCCCCGCCGGCCGAATGACGCGGGCACACTGGCTCGGGCTCGCGCTCATCGCCTGGCTCGCGGTGTCGATCGCGTGGAGCTCGGCGCCGAACTACGGGGTCAACACGGCGGCGCAGTTGCTCGCGTGTGCGGTGGCGTTTGCGTTCGGGGCGACCCTCGTCGAGGCTCGATCGCTCGTCGCCGGGGCGGCCGCGGGCCTTGCGATCTCGAGCCTGATCGCGATTGCGCAGTGGCTCGGCTGGCACGGCATCGAGCAGTACGGCGCCGAGCCGGCCGGGCTGTTTTATAATCCGAACCGTCTCGCCGAGGTCGCGGCGATCGTGCTGGCGGGTGTTCTCGCGCTGCGCATGTGGTGGGCTCTGCCGGGCCTCGTGCCGGCGCTGGTGCTACCGCAGGCGCGTGGCGCCTGGCTCGCGGTCGCGGCGGTTGGCCGCGTCTACGCTTGGCGGCGCGCGCGCACGTTCGAGCGGTTCGTCATGCTGGCGATCTCGGCGATGCTTGCGTTGCTCTACGCGATGGTCGCGCCGCTGGTTGAGCCGTCGTTCAAGCTTGCATCCGTGGCGCAGCGCCTCGATCTCTGGTCGTGGACGCTCGCGCACCTCACGCCGCTCGGCCACGGGCTCGGCTCGTTCGGTCTCGACAGCCCGGTCTATCCGGGCCCGTCACAGGCGCAATACCCGCACAACGAAATTCTCTGGCTCGCCTACGAGGGAGGGCTTCCCGCTGTCGTGCTCGCCGCAGGATTCGCCTATGCCGTGTGGCGCGCGGCCGGCGAGCATCCGCTGCGCCTCGTCCTGGTGGCGTTCGGCGTCGTCGCTCTGGTCGCGATGCCGGTGCACGACCCGGCTACGGTCCTGTTCACGGCTTTGTGCGCGGGCCATCTTGCTGGCGCTGATGGTCGTGTTCGCGCTCCGGCTCACGCTGGCGGACATGCAGTATATCGCGGGGCTGCCGCCCCGGCCGTTTGACGAGACGACGCTGCCTCACATGCTCGCCGCGTTCGAGCTCTGGCCGTTCGAGCGGCGATACATCGAAGGGCCGGCGATGCGGTTCAAGGTGTGGGTGGATCAGGGGAAGTGACGCGATGAACACGAAGACCCAGCCGAACAACGCCAAGGTTGCCTTTGGCATCAAGAAAGCCGCCAAGCCCGCCCGCATGCGCCAGCGGGCGCGCATGACCGCCCGCAAGGCCGCCAAGCGCGGGCTCATCTCCGAGAAGGCGATGAAGAAGCACATGGGCGAGGTCTACTGATGGCCGACGATGCTGCCGTGCTCGGTCCCATGTCGATGCTGCAGGGGCGCGGCGAATCCGTCGACGGCGAAGGCCAGCCCAAGGCCGCGATGCACTATCGCCAGGGCGGCGACCACTGCGGCGTGTGCATGTTCTTCAACGGCGCCGGCGACGGCAAGGGAACCTGTCCGCGCGTCGTTCCGCCCGACGTCGATGCCGGCGACCTGTGCGACGACTTCGGCCGCGCGGCGCGCGAGAAGCCGGATCGCGAAGTGGCCGGCAACGCGATGTCGCGTGACGTGGCGGGCGTGGCAGACAATCTCCAGCGCCGCGGCATGATCTCCGACAAGGCGATGGCCGGGCTGCGCGGGCGCGATTACTGATGCCGCTTGAGGAATGGGACAACTACCTCTGTCCCGATGATGACGAGCCCAACGTCGGGCCTCCCGACGATCCCGACGACTGGACCGACGAGGCCGACGAATGAAGTCGTATCGGGATCGCGTCTGCCTCGTCTACGACCATGGGCTCTTTGTCGAATTGGCCGTCACGCTCTCGCGCGACTTCGGCCGCGTCCTCTACTACTCCCCGTGGGAAACCTGCGCACCGAAATCCAACGCGCGCTGCATCGGCGAGGGCGTCGAGGGGATCGAGCGCGTGGCTAGCATCTGGCCGCATATCGACGCGATCGACCTGTTCGTCTTTCCCGACGTGTACGAGGGCGCGCTGCAGGAATATCTCGCCAATCAGGGCAAGCGCGTGTGGGGCTGCCGCATGGGCGAGGAGTTGGAGCTCGACCGCGTCGCCGCCAAGGAGCATTGCCGCGACCTCGGCATCGACATCGGCAAGTACGCGGTACACCACGGGATCGACGCGCTGCGCGCGCATCTCAAGACCCACAAGAACCAGTTCGTCAAGATTCCCTCGCTGCGCGGCGACATGGAGACCTTCAAGGCGGACAGCTACGAATTGATCGAGCCGCGGCTCAACGAGTTGGCCGGCAATGTCGCCAGCAAGACGTGGGAGTTCATCACCGAGGACGAGATTCCAGACGCGATCGAGGTTGGCTACGACGGCTACACGATCGACGGGCGGTTTCCGAAAGAGGGAATCGTCGGCGTCGAGGTCAAGGACGAAGCCTACGCCTGCACCACGATGTCGTATCGCGATCTCCCTCAATCCGTGCGCGGCGTGAACCAGTGCCTCTCCGGCACGCTCCAGGACTACCGCTACCGCGGCTTCATCTCGACCGAGATCCGCGCGACCGACGACGGCAAGGCGTATCTCATCGACCCGTGCTGCCGCTGCGGTTCGCCCCCGTCCGAGCTCTACCAGATGATGATCGGCAACATCGCCGACGTGATGTGGCACGGCGCCGAGGGCGTGGTGATCGAGCCCGAGTTCATCAAGCCGTTCGGCGCGCAACTGCTGCTGATCTCCGATTGGGCCGACAAGAACTGGCAGCAGGTCGAGTTCCCGAAGTCGATCCGCGATCACGTCAAGCTGCACAATCTCACGGTGATCGACGGGGAATACTACGTGGCACCGCAGTGGACCGGAAACCCGGCGGTCGGCGCCGTGGTGGCGATGGGCGACACGCTCGAGGAAGCGATCGACGAGTGCAAGCGGCTCTCCGAGATGGTCGAGGGCTACTCGATCGACAAACCGGTGCAGGCACTCGACAAGGCGGCCGAACAGTTGACCGAGTTTCTCGGAGAGCAGGCGCCGAAGTCGCGCCAAGAGCGCAAGGCGGAATCCTTGGCCAAGAGCGGCCGCATCTCCCCGAAGGCCATGGACAAGATGCGCGAGAAGGCGAGGGCGTGAGATGGACGACCTTGGCGCCTCGAACGTCACGCGCGCAAACATCACCGGCAAGGTGCCGCAGTCGGTCAAGCGACCGCGTCGCGGCGGCTCGCGCAAGGCGAAGCCGGCCAGGCTGTCGGGCGATCACCGCAAGCACGCGGGCGCGCTCGCCAAGCGTGGCATGATCTCGCCGCAGGCGGCGGCCAGCCACGGCCTGACGGGGGCGAAGTGATGCCGAGCGTCGTGATCGAGTCGAGCACGCAGACGCCCAAGCGCAAGCCGAAGAAGCAGCCGGCGCGGGAGAAAGACCCGCTGGTGCGCGCGGCCGAGCGATTCGCCAAGAGCGGACGGATTTCCGAGAAGCAGTTGGCAAAGCTGCAAGGCAAGAAGGCGAGCGCGTAACGTGCCCCTCTCCGAAGTCACCGCCGACGAACTCGCCCGCATGGACAATGCGCGGCTCGGCGCGCTCGGCTTCGACCGCCGCCGGCCGCGACGTGCACAGCCCGAATCCGCCCGCGGCATGCACGTCCCGCAGGAGCCCGCCGACAAGAGCGAGGGCGCGGTCGGCGACGAGGAAGAGGTCGAGTTCCTCCACGTCCGCACGCTGCGCCAGCAGTACATCGACTATCTCACCACCAAGGTCGACGAGATCGAGGAGGCGAAGGAAGCGCGGCGCTACTATCACGGCGCGCAATTGACCGCCGAGCAGTTGCGCATCCTGCGCTCGCGCCATCAGCCGCCGAGCGTGTGGAACCGGACCGAGCGCAAGATCAACGGGATCGTGGGTTTGGTCGAGCGCATGCGCTCCGACCCGAAGGCGCTGCCGCGCACCCCGCGCTCGGAGGGTGGCGCCGAGATCGCCACCCAGTCGATCCGCTTCGTGCTCGAGGCCAACGAGTTCAAGCAGCTCGACCCGTGGTGCCTGACCCAATGCGCGATCGACGGCGTGGCCGGCGTGCAGCAGGTGCTCACCCGCGACGCCAAGGGCAATTACAACGTCCGCGTCGACTGGGTGATCGGCGACGAGTATTTCTACCAGCCGAAGTCCTACCGCATGGACTTCGCCGACAGCCGTTACGAGGGCATCGCCAAGTGGTTCGACCTCGACGAGGCGATCGACCTCTTTCCCGAGAAGGAGGAATTGCTCTCCGGCCTGTTCGAGGGCGACAGCGATCTCACCACCAATCCCGACCGCGACATCAAGTGGCTCGCGACCTCGACCAAGCGGCTGCGCATCGTCGAGCACTGGTACAAGCTCAAACGCCGCTGGTGCTGGGCGTTCTACTGCTCGACGGTGCTGATCGACCAGGGCGTCTCGCCGTTCGTCGACAGCAAGGGTGAATCCGCGTCCTCGTTCACCATGTTCTCGCGCGCGGTCGACCAGGACGGCGACCGCTACGGCTTCGTACGCAATCTCAAAGGCCCGCAGGACGCCCTCAACCAGGGCAAGTCGAAGACCATGCACCTCGCCAACACCAAACTGGTGAAGGCGACCAAGGGCGCGGTCGATGACGTCGAGACAGCGCGGCGCGAGGTGATGCGCCCCGACGGCTGGCTCGAAATCAACCGCGGCGAAGAGTTCGAGATCGTCGACACCAAGGTCGACCTCGCCGTGTTCAACCACTTCACCGAGGACGCCAAGGGCGAGATGGACGCCTACGCGAATTCCAACGTGGCGGCGCTCGCAGGATCGCCCAATGGGGTGATGAACCTCTCCGGCCGTGCGCTCGAGCTGCTGCGTCAGCCCGGCATGGCGGAGCTTGGCCCCTTCATCCTCGCGTATCGCGGCTGGAAGCTCCGCCTCTACCGCGCGGTCTGGAGCACGGTCCAGAAATACTGGACGACCGAGCGCTGGATTCGCATGAGCGGGAGCCAGGAGCAGGCGGCGCAGTTCATCCAGTTGAACGGCTTGGGCATGGACCCGATGGGGCGGCCCGCGATCGTCAACGCGGTCGGCGAGGTCGACGTCGACATCATCCTCGAGGAAGGCCCCGACGTCGGCAGCCTGCTCCAGGAGACCTACGAGATCGTCAAGGGCGACCCGACGGTGCCGTGGATGATCAAACTTGAAATGTCGTCGCTGCCGCGCTCGGAAAAGGACCGCATCAAGAAACTGGCCTCGCCGCCGCCGCCGCAGCCCGACCCGATGGCCGAGATGGCGAAACGCCTGGCGCTGGAAGGGGCCGCGGCGGACGTCGCGCTCAAGGGCGCCAACGTGCGCAAGACCCATGCGGGCGCCGAGCAGGCGCTCGCGACCGCGGAGGAGAAGCGCGCCAAGGTCGGCACCGAAGCCGCGCGCGCCGGGCATCTCGCCACGGAGGCGCATCTCAACGCGGCCGAGTTCGCCCGCGACACGCTCGCGCAGGCGCACCAGATCGCGACGCAACCACTCGCGCCACCCCCGCAACCTCAACCGGGACAAATGCCATGACGCGAATCCTTGCCGCGTTCCTCGCCGTCATCGTGTCGGTATCGGTGGCCGGAGCGCAATCGAGCACCGGCGGCGACCAGCAATTCCACCTCGTCGCCGCCAACTCCAACAACTCGACGCTGATCGCGGCAGGCGAGCACACCGTCCACGGCGTGCAGGTCTCCGGCATCGGCTCGGCGCCGGCCTATCTCAAACTCTACGACAAGTCGACGGCGCCGACCTGCGGCACCGACACGCCCAAGAAGGTGATCGCAATCCCCGCGGCGGCAACTGCCGCGAACGGCGCGGTCAACAACGTCACCATCTCGCTCGGCACGCAGTTCTCCGCCGGCCTCGGCATCTGCGTCGTCACGGGGATAGCCGACACCGACAACACGTCGCCTGCGTCGGCGACGTTCAACGTCAACATCGACTGGAAGTGACAGGAGCCGCGCCATGGCCGCGAAGGTGCTCTACACCAAGAAGGGCAGCGATCCGACCACCATCACGTGGCCGTCCGCCGGCCCGCCATCGGAGCAGTTTCAGATCACCAGCGGAGCGGCGGTCACGCTGCACGGCCTGATCGGCTACGGCGACGGCACGATCACGTTCCCGGACGGGCGGCTGTTTCCCGCGATCACCTCGCAGGGCTCGACG